AGGCGGTCACTTGCTGGCGTTTGCTGGCACACGAACACAGCACCGCATGGCAGTACGCATTGAGGATGCAGGGTTTGAAATCCGCGACATGATTGCTTGGGTGTATGGCTCAGGTTTTCCGAAGTCTATGGACGTGAGCAAGTACATTGATAAGGCTGCTGGTGCGGAGCGTGAAGAAATAGGAGAATCAAAATGGGCAAACAGGACTCCTAACGGGTGCGTTGGTGTTCGTGGTAACACTTTTGATAAAACAAAAGCAATAACAGCCACTGCCACCGAAGCCGCCCGCCAATGGCAAGGCTGGGGAACAGCCCTAAAACCCGCGCTAGAGCCAATCACAGTTGCGCGTAAACCCCTTATCGGCACAGTTGCAGAAAATGTACTGGCGCATGGTACTGGGGCGCTGAATATTGACGCAACGCGAGTTGGAACAGAAACCCGCATAAATGCAGGAATGTCGTCACTTGGCGTTATGCACGATGACGAATGGAAGCCGCGAGATGTTTCGTCAACTGTAACAGGCCGCTGGCCCGCCAACCTAATCCACGATGGAAGCGATGAGGTGGTGGGGTTGTTTCCTGCTGACAAGCAAGGAAGTGCAGCACGCTATTTTTACTGTGCCAAAGCCAGCAAGCGTGATCGTGATGATGGACTTGATGGGTTTCAGGAAAAAACAAAGAAAGTGCCAGTAATCCAAACTGTCGGCGTAGGGCTGCATGGTCAAAGTGAAGATGGAAAGCAAATATCTTTGGCTAAGAATTTTCATCCAACGGTCAAACCAACCGACCTAATGCGCTACCTATGCCGCCTAGTAACTCCACCAAACGGTGTTGTGCTTGATCCCTTTATGGGAAGCGGCAGCACTGGAAAGGCTGCAATGCTTGAGGGATTTCAATTTATTGGGATTGAGCGTGAATCTGAATACGTGGAAATCGCAAAAGCGAGGATTCAGCACGCACTAGATAATCAAGAAAAAAGTGAGCCTGATACGCAACTTGGATTGGATTTGTATGAGCAATGAATTACAAAAAGCTATTGAAGCACTTGAAACCATAAAAAATAATTTGAATCTATCTGGCGACTATTTGCAAGATGTAAAAACAATAAATGAGTTGGCTAGATTTGCAGAAGTAAACATTGGCCTATTAAAAAAATTTATAAAAGAAGAAAAAACCATTTTTGTAAGCCTAGAGTAAGGATTCAATGCAAAGATGCGTACATCAACAACGAGGAACTGAAATGACAGAAGCAGAACGATTGGCAGAAATTCTTGAAGATGAAAAACAGCCTAGCGACAAGTCTCAAGTAGAAGCAGCCGCAGAACTACGCCGCTTGTCAGCTATTGAGCAACAGCGCACATGGGTTGGGCTGACGGATGAAGAGATTGGTGAAATCGCTTGTAGCACCCAATTTGGCATTTCTCCGCATGACGATACTTTGCGTTTTGCCTATGCCATTACAGCCACACTCAAGGAGAAGAACACATGAAAGAACGTGAAGCATTGAAGCTGGCGCTTGAGGCGTTGGAAGATTTTGACAGCCTACATGGTGATAAAACTCAAGAAGCCATCACCGCCATCAAAGCCGCGCTGGAAGCGCATAAAGCCTTGGCACAGCCAGAGCAATTTAAGCCTCTGACGGATGAGCAAAAATCTATTTTGAATTTCTTGCTTGGTGCAGACGATTTTGAAGGTGTTTGGTATGGAGATAAACACCCACACAAAAAAGGTGCGTTCTGGTGGCGCGACGAGTTGCGTAAAGCGTTTCAACCATCCACTAAAGAAAACGGCCCCACTGGTCAGAATGGAGCCGTTATTACATCCGTTAAACCGGACGTGACGTGGAAGCTAAATGAATTATACACCACCCCACCACAGCGCACATGGGTTGGGCTGACGGATGTTGAAATAAGTAATGTAATTGCATATACGACAGCAGGCGATCAGCCATATTCACACCGAATTGCCAGAGCTATCGAAGCCAAACTCAAGGAAAAGAACACATGACAAAAACACAAGCACACAAACAACCAAGGAACTGAATGACAGAAGCAGAACGATTGATTAAAGAGCACGAAGATGATGATTGGATTGCACGAACAGTCCAATGGCGTGACGAAGCAGCCGCAGAACTACGCCGCTTGTCAGCTATAAACGCAGAGCTGGTAAAGGCTTTGGAAATCTTTGTAGACTTTCCAAAAGACACATTGCAAGATTTACGCGATAACCAAAATCAATCATTCACTATGACTATTCAAGGTTTTCACATGGAAAAAACATTGTCAGCACTAGAAAAGGCAAAGCAATGACAAAAACACAAGCACACCAACTCTTAGACAGCCTAAAACAAGGACATAACGCAAGCATCTTAGATGTGACACGGGCTTTGTGGCTCACAGGTGATGTGACAGAGGAACCATTGGGCTTATATGAGCGAAGCAAGACAGCGCCAGAGAGCTTTTTGGGTGAATTCCGTACATTTGTAAGCCAAGCGTAAGAAAACACATCCAAAATAAAGACTCATTAACACAAGGAAACGTATGTGGCCATTTCCAACACATCCACCAGTACCGTGGACAGCCAAGCAAATCAAAGAATACGCGCAAGCTCAACGCGCAAACATTCCTGAAAGTCCTTTATGAAATACGAACTTGTAAAAACCGACACTAAACAAATTTTAGGTCGAACTCTGTACAGAATCCGCGCACTTGTTGCAATCGGATTATCAATCGCACCTGGTGATTTAGGTGGCTACATTGAATCTGAGAAAAATCTTTCTCAGGTGTCTGGCGATGCTTGGGTGTATGGCAATGCTTGGGTGTATGGCAATGCTCAGGTGTATGGCGATGCTCAGGTGTCTGGCGATGCTCGGGTGTCTGGCAATGCTCAGGTGTCTGGCAATGCTCAGGTGTATGGCAATGCTTGGGTGTATGGCAATGCTTGGTTGTATGGCAATGCTCGGGTGTATGGCAATGCTCGGGTGTCTGGCGATGCTCAGGTGTCTGGCGATGCTCGGGTATCAAATACAACTCAATGGTTACTGGTTGGGCCTGCTAAGTCATCAGGGCGATTCACTACGGCATTTGTAGACAAAAAAATTGGTGTACGGGTTGTTTGCGGTTGTTTTACTGGAACGGTTGCAGAGTTTTCAAAACAAATTGAAAACACACACAAAGACAAAAAAGATAATTTAGAGCAATACCGTCTATTTTGTCAGTTGATTGGATATAACTTTGGAGTGAAAGCATGAAAACACAAACAGAAGCATTGAAGCTGGCGCTTGAGTCGTTGGAAGATTTTGACAGCCTACATGGTGATAAAACTCAAGAAGCCATTGCCGCCATCAAAGAAGCCTTGGCACAGCCAGAGCAGGAGCCTGTGGCGGTGTTGTTTGAAGATGGTTCAATCGTCAAATATGAAGACTTGGAATTTGTGCCAGAGAAGTCAGGTCAACGAGTTCAGATGCTCTACACATCCCCACCAGCACAGCGCAAGCCGCTGACGGATGAGGAAATCGAGCGTATTCGCATTGAACAAGAGTTTGACCAATGGGCAATCAGCAAAGGCGCTTTCAAATACGCAGCCAGAGCCGTCGAAGCCGCCCACGGCATCAAGGGGGACGCATGAACAAAGAAATAGCAAATCTCACAATGGCTGCAAACATCTTCAGATTCTTAGCCTGTAACCTAAGAACAGACTTAGAAGCAGCACCAACAAAACAAACCTATGTCCACAAGAATGGGGGAAAGAAGTGAAGCCAACAGGAATTGAGGCATTGGTATGCCAAGACATTGCGGAGCGCCAGCGATTCGGAATTGCAAAATATCGCGTCACATTGGACGATAATCCTCTGCCTTTGCGTGCTTGGCTACAACACCAATACGAGGAACTTCTAGATGCTGCGCTGTACTGCAAACGAGCAATTAAAGAGATTGACGATGCCGAAACTAAAAGCAATTGAAGACGTATTGCAAAACTACGGTGAGCTGTCTAAACGAGAAATTGGGAAACAGCTAGGACTAGGCGCAAGCGTAATCACACACTACATCCGCAAGCATCCAGAGCGTTTTGAGTACGTACGGACAGAGAAAAGAAACGGGCAACCGACCAAGATTTTCTGTCTATCCGAAAAATACATACAAGAAACGCCTTTCGAGGTGCGTATTAAGAAATTTGAGGCACAGGGCTTAACAACCTTTGCACCTGGCTTTAAATCGCTAACTGAGCGTTTTCAGTTAACAACCGAGGAAATGAAATGAATACACAACCCGAAGCCATACATGAAGTGAATGGCGAACTTGCTGACAAACTGATCGCCAAGTCAGATCAAGTAATTGAGCTTGAGATTTTGAATCAGGAATTGCTTGAGGCGCTAAAGTTAATTACTGAGGTCGGAGACCGTTCAGCAACAGAAATTGCCCGCGCCGCTATTGCAAAAGCCACAAACTAATTTTTAACAAGGAAATGAAATGACAATCTCAATCGTAATCGCTGGTAACGTAGGCCGTGACGCTGAAGTACGCCACACACCAAACGGTGATGCAGTAGCAACATGGTCTGTTGCAAGCAACCAAGGGAAGGGCAAAGACCCTGTGTTTTTGAAATGCAGTCTATGGGGCAAGCGGGCGGAATCAGCACTGCCAAGCTATATCGTCAAGGGCACACCAATGACGGTAATCGGCACACTGGCACAGCAAAAATACAAAGACAAGCAAACAGGCGAGGAAAAGACTTCGTTTGAAATCAAGGTGCAGGAAATCGTCTTGCAAGGCTCTAAGCGCCAAGAAGAAGCTCCACAGCCAAAGCCACAGCAAGCGCCAGTTGAAGATTTTGGCGACGACTCAATACCTTTCTAATTCGTAAGCATGGCGTAAGCAAACACAAATAAACTTACGCCATCATCAACACCTCAAGGAACTGAAATGACAATCGAAACACTGCTTAAAACAAACGTAAACGAGCATACAGAAAAGAAAAACAACCTCACATATCTATCATGGGCATGGGCATGGGCAGAGGCTCTAAAAGCAGACCCAAAAGCCACATACAAAGTAGAAATGTTTGGCGACAAGTGCTACATGGACATTAACGGCACTGCAATGGTTTGGGTGACTGTCACAATCTTTGACAAGCCTATGACTTGCCAGCTACCAGTGATGGATTACAAAAACAAGGCAATTCTTAATCCTGATGCTTTCGCTGTTAACACTGCAATCATGCGCTGTATGACAAAAGCACTGAGCTTGCATGGCCTTGGTCTCTACATTTACGCTGGCGAGGATATTCCAGACGGTGAAGAAGCGCCAAAAAAGGCTCCAATCATTCCAGCAACACCAAAGGTAGAACTGCCAGCCGAGGAAATGAAATACATCAACGAACTGGCGGAAGAACTCATTGATTTGGTAAACGAAAAGCGCGAAGAAGACGCAAAACACCACTTGCATCATCAAGATTTGGATAACGAGCAAAAAATCGCGCTCTGGAACATTCTTCCAAGCAATGTACGCTCTGCCCTGAAAAAGAAATGAAAAAGGTTTTAAATAAGCCTATTGCTACGGATGACCTTGGAAACGAGGTCTATCTGTGCCAATACTCAAAACAGCCCGTATCGGCTGATAAAGCCATTTTCTTAGGCCCGTTGATACCAAGTGTTAGCGGAACCTATGTATGTCATACAAACGGCATAGACGCACGTAAGCAAAGCAAAAAAAACTTTGACGAAATTGATGCTAACTGCAACACTTGCAAAAGCCTCATGCGAACACATCACGAAAAACGCAAAGATGGACAGCTAGAGGGTATTTGTAAGAAGAATGAAACAAGAATTAGATTTCACCCTGACGACTGGATGGGTAATGAATGTTGGGAGCCAAGGTGATAATAACCAAGCGGTCATTTATAATATAGCCACTTACAGGAAAACCCTAGGAGTGACAAAATGAATAAATTAGAGGAAGTAAATTCTTCGGACAACTTAACCAACAGAGGCAGAGGAAGGCCCAAGGGGAGCCTTAATAAGGCCACCAAGACGTTTAGAGAGACAGTTAGTGCCATGCTAGAGGGTAACGCTGAAAACGTCCAGAAATGGCTAGAAACAGTTGCGTACGGAGATGGTGACCAAGTAAAGCCAGACCCAAAAGGCGCATTGACTCTGTTGGCTCAATTGGCTGAATATGCCACACCTAAATTAGCACGTACTGAGGTTGTGGGCGATGATGAAAACCCACTAAACATGGTTACTAAGGTGGAGTTCGCTATTGTCAACCCTAAAGATTAACGTACCCAAAGCGTTCGTCCCGCTATTACAGCCTAAACGCTATCTCGGAGTGCATGGTGGTCGCGGTAGTGGTAAGAGCCACTTTTGCGCTGAATACGTCATTGCCAAAGCTATTGCGGGGGCAAGGATTGCTTGCATCCGTGAGGTTCAGAACTCAATCAAGGATTCCGTCAAACAACTGATTACGGACAAAATCTTAGGGCATGGGCTAGAAGGTGCGTTCGAGATACTAGAACAAGAGATTCGTGGGCCTCGTGGCTCATTGATCGTGTTCAAGGGCATGCAAAGCTACAACGCAGCCAACATCAAGTCACTAGAAGGCTTTGACCTTGCATGGGTTGAAGAAGCCCAAACACTTAGCCAACACAGCTTAGACTTGCTGCGCCCTACATTCCGTAAAGAAGGCTCACAGCTCTTGTTTGCATGGAACCCGCGTTACAAAACAGACGCCGTGGACAAGTTCTTTCGCTCTGGTAGCCGTGACGACATGGTATGTGTGCAGGCCAATTGGAATGACAATCCGTGGTTCAAGAGTTCGCCCCTATACGCTGACATGCTCAAAGACTTTGAGATAGACGCAGACAAGGCAGAGCATGTATGGAATGGGGCTTACGGCTCAAGTCAAGGCGCTATCTTGGCTCGATGGGTGAACGAAGCTGAAAGAACTGGCAGGATTCACGACAAAGTTGTATTTGACCCTGAAGGCGCTCCGATTGAGGTGTCTGTGGACTTGGGTTTTAGGGATACGGCTTCATTCTGGTATTGGCAAAGGGTTCGAGGTGGCTTCAACGTACTCAAATACGATGGTGATTCAGGGCTAGACGTGGATGATTGGATACCAAGGGTTCAAGACAATCTGCGAGAGCTAGGCGCTAAGAACGTAGGCCGTATCTGGTTGCCACACGATTCAAGGGCTAAGACATTCCAAAGCCGCCACACAACAATGGAGCGATTCATTCAAGCGTTTGGTGCGCAGCATGTTGGTTTAGTGCCTCAATCCAAGAAGCAAGACCAGATCAGCGCGGCTCGTGATGTGATTACTCGATGTGCTTTTCATCGTGATTTGTGCGAAGACGGGTTAGACGGATTGAGGGCATGGGAGTTTGTTTACTCAGAAGAAAACGGGGTATTTAGCCGTGAGCCAAATCACAATTGGGCGTCACACCCAAGCGATGCGTTTGCTTACGGATGCCAAGTGATGCAAGACCACAAAGAGAAAATCACGGAAAAACAGGATATTTTTGCCATTAAAGGGGCGAATGGCGGTAAAATTGCCACAATCCCACTGAATGACCTGTGGCTAGAAACCAAAACAAGGGTTGAACGTATATGAAATTCATTCAAGTAGACAAGAAGCCTGAAAAAGATGCGAAATCCGCTGGTAAGGTTGATTTCGTTGCGTACATGGTCAATGGACTTGTGCCTAATGGCGTGATTTACTCTTTGTGGCCCAATGGCTGTACGGTAAACAATCGCACCATTGGCGGTGCTGGAATTGATGTGCAGCACGTTTGGGATTCTGTGACCAAAGACCAAAAATTAACCGCTGAGTTTGGAATCGCATGAACATACAAGTTAACGCAGTTCCTGCAAAATACTTTGCTAAACCGCCATACAAGGCTGTGGCGTACTCAAGCCAGTTCTCAGGCGTTGAAAACAAGGATGGCGTTAACTGCCTAACTTTCTCGGACAAGTCTGGCGCTACGCTGACAAGCCACGACATTGCAGAGCAAATTGCACAAGAATGGAACAAGAATGGATAAAGAACTGAACCCCGTAAAAGAGGCGCAACGCTGGCATCAAGAGCTGAAACTAGCTCGTAAAGAAGATGAAAACTGGGTAAAGCGCGGCAAGAAGATCATCAAGCGTTATCGTGATGAGCGCACAGAATCGCAGCGTGGTTCCAAGAAATACAACATTTTGTGGAGCAATATACAGACGGTTTTGCCTGCTCTGTATGGTCGTACACCTCGAGCCCAAGTAGAGCGCCGATGGAAAGACAAAGACCCAGTGTCACGCACTGCGGCAACCATCCTAGAACGTGCATTGCAATACGAGATTGACCATTATGGTGACTTTGACTTTGCCGTAAAAGCCGCTGTAACTGACCGCCTATTGCCTGGTCGCGGTGTCGCTTGGGTTCGCTTTGATACTAAGTCTGTTGAAACCATCGAATCACCTGCAATGGAAGCAGCAGAAGACGCTGCACCTGAGATGACAGAAGGCATGACAACAGGTGAACCAACGGTGGAGATGTACGCTGGCCAGCCCGAAATCAACGTAGAAACCACACCCGTTGACTATGTGTATTGGGAAGATTTCCGCTGTACTCCTGCACGTACTTGGGATGAAGTGACGTGGGTGGCTCGCCGTGTCTACATGAGCAAAGACGAAGTGATTGAGCGTTTTGGCGAAGAATTCAAAGACGTAACGCTGTCTCACGTGCCTAGTGGTGTTGACGAGATGAAGCGTGAAGGCGTGAGCCAAGGCGAGATTGACACGCTCAAAAAGGCTGAAGTATGGGAAATTTGGGACAAGAGCAAAGAATGTGTGTATTGGGTAGCCAAAGACTTTGACAAGCTCTTAGACCACAAGAACGACCCCTATGGCCTCGATGGTTTTTGGCCTTGCCCAAAGCCTTTATTCGCCACACAAACGACAGACCAACTTGTGCCAGTGCCAGACTTTGCGCTGTACCAAGACCAAGCAGACGAAATCGACAAGCTGACAAGCCGCATTTCTCTGTTGGTTGACGCTGTAAAGGTTGTTGGCGTGTATGACGCAAGCCAGCCAAGCATCCAGCGTATGCTGACAGAGGGCGTCGATAACACCTTGATTCCCGTCGATTCGTGGGCAGCATTTAGCGAAAAAGGCGGTATCAAAGGTACTGTGGACTTCTTGCCTATTGACGCTGTGCTGAAGGCCTTGAACGAGTGCTATCAAGCCCGTGAAGCTGCCAAGCAAGTGGTATATGACGTTACGGGTCTGAGTGACATTATCCGTGGATCTAGCGTGGCCTCTGAGACTGCAACAGCCCAACAGATCAAAGGCCAATATGCATCTATGCGCTTGAAGCGTATGCAGCATGATGTGGCTGTGTTTGCTTCGGAAGTGCTGAAAATCAAAGCCCAATTGATGTGCGATTTGTACTCTCCACAAAACCTGATTGAAATGTCAGGGATTATGGGTACTGATGACGCGCCTTATGCAGAACAAGCCATTATGCTGATGAAGTCTGAGCCAGTGCGCTCTTTCCGCATTGAGGTGGCTTCGGATAGCTTGGTAGAAATGGATGAAGCTGGCGAAAAGGCTGCGCGTACTGAGTTCTTATCTGCATTTGGTCAAGCCATGCAACAAGCCCTGCCAATCGTGCAAGCAGCCCCTGAGTTTGCCCCGCTTATCGGTGAAACACTGCAATTCGTGGTGCGTACCTTCAAAGGTGGGCGTCAGCTTGAAAACGCGCTGGAAATGGCTATTGAGCAAGGCAAACAACCTAAGCCTGAGCAACCAAACCCTGAAATGCTCAAGATGCAAGCAGAACAGCAAGCACAACAAGCGCAAATGGCTGCTGAACAGCAAAAGGCCGCTATTGCCCAACAATTGGAGCAAGCAAAACTGCAAGCACAAGCTGAACTTGAGCAATTCAAAGCCCAAACAGCTATGCAACTTGAGCAAATGAAGCAAGAGGCAGAGACTCAACGCGCCATGTATAAAGCTCAACTGGATGCAGAGACTAAGCTACAAATCGCACAAATGAACGCAGAGGTGTCTAGCAAGCCACAAAACGTATTCCAAGTGGATAGCCAAGGCAAGTTCGACGAGATCGCTAACACCTTGACAGAAACAGCCGCACAACAAGGCGCAGGCATTGCTGACGCTGTGAATAGCTTGGCCCAAGTCTCTGCCGTATTGCTAAACGCTGTGGATGACATGAAAAAGCCCAAGCGTCGAGTGATTGAGCGTGACCCGATTACCAATAAAGTAATTGGGGCCATAGAAGTGAGTGAAGATTGACAACCTTGTAACTTACACTAAAATACACTTAATCCAATAGAATGTAGGGCAATTCAACTACATGGAAAACACAATCATGGAACCAACATCGACAGCCGCAAGCGGATATGCAATCTCTAAGGGGGCTACTGCCGTGGCTGGTTTATTTGGGAGTTTGTCTATGTCATTTCTATGGATGCCAGAGCGATTTCGAGAGCATGGCAAGGTAGCGGCAGGTGCATTGGCTGGTGGTATTGGCGTAATGACTGCCGTGGCTTTAGGTGGGCTGATTATCAAGCAATTGGGCTTAGACCCTGAGAGCTTAGATGCAGCCTTGGGCGTTGGTTACTTGGTAGGCGCTATGTCGGTTGGTGTAATTGGTTGGATGGCTAATTTCTTTGAGAAACGCGAGAAGAAGGATATTCTTCAGGTTTACAAAGAAGTTAAAGAGACACCCAAAAAGCCAACACGAAGGGTACGCGCTGGCACTAAAAAATGATCTCTTTATGGCTATCTCTGCTCATAGGAATGTCTATTCCTGCCATTTGTCTAGTCTTTTATTGGCTATTCAAAGGGCAAAGTAAAGAGCATAGAAGGCTAGTAGAAGCGGCTTTTATCTTTGGTGCTTTCGGTCTAATCGTTCAAACGTCACGCTCGATTTACTATTTTTCACACGGACATTACCCAGTTGATATTGGTGTACCGCTGTGGATGACTAAGGATATAGCTATTTGTCTGGTTGTGGCCCATTTTGCGAGGTCAAAGGATGAACAAGGCTAAAGATTGGGCGCTGGTCATAGCCCTAGCGGTATCAAGCATATCGTCATTTAAATTCAAATACGATGAACACGGTGTTCAGGTAGAGCTTGAACGCACACAACAAAAACTAGCTGAGGCAGAGGCTAAATCACAAGAGTTTGGCCTAGCAGGTGTTAATTGTGACTGAGTGGTGTCAAGCCTACGCAACACTGGCATTACCTTCAATGCTAGATTATTTGTGTTTATGGGCTGAATATGACTTTGACGCTTGGATAAAGGTAGCTTGCACAGCCTCATAAATGGTAAAATATCTTCAATCTTTATTGAGGTGTATATGCAATTCAAAACCATCAAGCCATCATCTGCTTTTACTAGCTCAGGCCGTGTAACTGTTGAAAAAATCAATCTTTTGAGCGTTTCAGATAACTTGGTTGACAAAGTTACATTTAAGTTCACCCTTGCTGACAAAGAGGGTGCAATCGCTTGTGATGGTATTTTTACACTTGAGGGCGATAAATATGGCACTTGGGACGCTTCAGATCGTGGCGCGTACACTATTGTTTGCGAAGCGTTGGGTTTGGAGTTGGAAGAAAACAACTTATTTAAGGCCGCATAATGCTGACCTATGCCTTAATTGGTGGTGCAGTAGTCATCGGCGGTTTGCTGATGGGTAAATACTACGGCAAGCCACCTAAAGACGACAAAGACAACACCGATAAGAAGGGCGAATAATGGCAGTATCCATCGTAATGACGGGAACAGGTCGAAGCTGTACGCTAACAAGCGGCAGTAACTCGATGGTTGTATCAAGTGCCACTGGCTTGGTGGTTGGCGCTACGATTCAGGGAACAGGTATCCCGACAGGAACACGGATTCGCTCTATTAGCGGCACAACCGTGGTAATGGAGACAGGCACAGGCGCTGACTCTAATGCTACGGTAGGTGGCGCTCAATCGCTTATCTTCTCAAGTGTTTGGGGATCTGTGCTGACCATTTCTATGTCAGCAAGTGGCGACACCGCCAACATGGACAGCATCTTTAACGCTGGCTTTGGCGTTAAAGAGCGCGGGTTGGCTACCCGTGAAATTTATTTCCCAGGTGCTTTGGGCATTGAGTGGAAGAACATCGTTGCAGGCGCTGTGTTTGATTTTCAAAACTGGACGATTGAATGTGGTTCAGGTGGCTATTGGGCATGGGAGCAATCCACTATTTTTGGTGAGTTGCGCGGTGGTTATTTGGTCAATGGTACGCAGTTCATCAAGTCGGCTGGCCCTACGTTCATTTCAAACAACTTTAAGAACAGCGCACTCGGCGGCGCAAATATGTTTACTGGTACTGCCACAGGTACTGTGACTGGCACATTCCGAATGAACAACCTGCGTGTTATTTATCAGGTAGGTAGCAACACAGCCCCGTTCTTTGCTTGTGGTCGCATGAACTGTATTGTCGATAACATGATTCTCGACTATCAAGGAGGTAGCGGCCCCAATGCTGGCATCTCTGCGGCCTTTGGCACATTGAACAACACGACAATCGTTAAAGCAAACTCAGGTATCGGCAACCCTAACTTGGGTAACTACGCCACAATCAACGGCTTGTCATATTCTGGCATCTATACGGATTCACCTAACCATAAGTTTTCTATTCCAAACAATTACGTTTTGGAGGGTTATGCTCCTCAAGTGTTGAGTAGTCAAACTCTTGGCGGGTTCCAAGACAACACAACAGAAACATTTGCAAACATTGACCTGTCAACTGCTGGTTGGGGTGTAAATGACCTTAAGACAAAATATCTTCGTTACGGTGGGCCAAATACCATCAATTTCCCGCGCCGTGTTTCTTTTGAGTTTAATGATTCATTAGGAGCAAACCTTACTGACGTAACGCTTTACATCAATAGCGGGTCTACATCGCTTGTAAATGCAGTGCAAGCAGGAGATTACAGCGCAAATACACAGGCACTCGTGTTGCAATGGACTTCCTCCGTGTCTTCTTATCGAGTTGCAAACACAATTACAGACACAATTTCGCAAACGGCTCAATTTCGCAAAAATGGTTATATATCGCAGTCTGTTTCATACAGTTTGAACACATCTGCGTATAGTCAGCCAATCTTTATGCTTGCCGACCCTGCTTATGGTTCTGTAACGCCTACACAAGCCGCTGCATTGACTGGGTTGAGCCTTGACTACACAAACAAGGTTTACACAGTCTCAACAGCGCACAACTTGGATGAAGTCTACGCATTTGGTCAATATAGCCAAGCATTGACAGCAAACAGCGCACAAGCTGACTTCCAAACAAGCACAGGCGGTAAATATAAGCTGACAAGCCCTTGGAAGATGAGCGTTACTGCTGGCGCTTTGACAATGGGTAGCTATAACAACACATTCAACAGCCAAACAGCTTGGACATTTGGTAACACAGCGTCTTTGAACATGGATAAGGATGATGTGGTATGGACGCCTGCGGCTCGTGCTGACTTGTTCCAGTTCCAAAGCGGCTCGACGTTCAACATCACAAACGGTTCAACGCTGACGGTTAGCCCGACTACTGGTTTGGGTTACGGTACAGCTACAACAAGCGAATTCCGTTCAGGTTCTACGTTGAACATGAGCGATAGCACCGTTACTTACAACATCGTTTCTGGTGGTGCTGGAACGGTGTTTAGTAACTCAGAAGCTGGAGCGACTTGGAACATTAGCAATTCCACGCTAACTCTAAATTGCCCAAACAATGCTCAGGTGGCTGTTCACGCATATTTTCTTCCTGCATCCGTTATTAACGGCCTGACGGTCAACGGCACGGCAAGCAACGTGGTTTGGCAAATGGGCTACACCACTAACAACAGCAAGATGGTTGGCTTCAAGTATGGCGGCGCGATTTTTGGTAACGGAACATCAAACGTGCTGATGGATACATACACCTACACAGGTGCATTGACAACTATTCCAAACACTTTTGGTTCATCAAACAAATGGTGGTGGGTTGACCCAACTATGCAGGCTGGAGGCTTGTTCCGTTGGGCTGCTGGTTCTACTCCAACAGGTAATAGTGGCTTTTATGGCGTGATTGGTTTCCGTCCCACGTTCAACATTGACAAGACAGGCTTCACGCCTTCAATGCGCATCAAGCCTTCTGCGCTATCTAGCCGTTATCCAGCAAAGATTTTTGCTACAACTGCCTTTAGTACAGTAGACCGATCAAACTTCTATCGTGACCCAACATTTATGGCCTCTACTGATGGTTTCTTGCCATTTGTGGACGCTTTGGATGACAAGACAGTTTTGAACACAATCGACTGGACTGTTAATACTCGCCAAGCTGGTTGGCAAGATTTGACACAAACATTCACGGCGGCAACTGCTAAAACAGGTCTTATCACTGCAACATTCTCAGGTGTGGTTGATGCTTTCTACGTGAACGCCTCGACTGGTGCGTCTGATGCTGCTTTGATCTCTGTGAACACTGGCACAAAGACAATCAGCGCCGTTTCTGGTTCGCTTACATGGTCGCCGCAGCGCCTCTATAACGCTTTGAAGAACTGGTGGGCTACATACGCAAGCGACACAGATTTCCTGTCTAGCACTTCAGGTTCTACATTGAACTTAGGCGATTACAACGTGGCAAGCAATATAAGTTTCACATCTGGTAATTCAACTGATGTGTTAACAGGTGTCCGCACAACTGGTTTGATTAACGCAGCCACAAACAGTATTCCTGTAACAGATAGCCGTGGAACATCAACTATTTGGCAATTCCAAAGCGTTACGGTTGGCACTAGCTTGGCGATTTGGGATGCAACAGGAACAACTAAGTATTTCCAAGGTGAAGTAACTACGGCTGGCACATATTCGCTTTACATCACAGGCGGAACTACTGGAACGTATTACTACGCAATCGAGAAATACGGCTACAAGCGTGAAGAAGGAAACTTCCCTGCAAACTCTGGTGGCGTATTGTTCTATGTACCTAGCTATGTTCAGGATGTGGGTATCACGCAAACAACGCAATCGACAGTGGCAGCATATACTGCGGTTGATACGCTTGCAAAGCTGTACGAATACACTGCTTACAAACGCTTGTCAGAGGTGTTTATCAAGGCTGGTCAACTGACTACCCGTGATGGTACAGCTGTGAACATTGGTCTAATGTCGCTTGTTGTTAACGCTAGTGCTTCAAGTGTTGAGGCTTTAAGTGGCGGCTCTTATACATCTGGTGTCTATTCAGGTGGAACGATAACAATTAAATCAAGCACATTGGCTGTCGGCGGCTCGTACTTGACAATCATAGCCACACCGCCAAAGACTGTAACGCCAAACACAACTGAAACAATCACATGCGCCATTGAAGACGCAAATGGTGACAGCCAAGTTACTATTCAAGGTGGTAGCGGCAATTTCACGCTTTGGAAGTTGCTTAACAGTGTTCCTGATGATGATTACGCCACGGGTACAAACTTGGGCAATGTAGGCAACGTAACTTTCCGATTTATCCATGCTGATGGCTACAAAATCATCATTCGCGATAACTCTACGGCCTACCGTATTAGCTGCCCAATGGAAAAAGGCGTTTATACGCGAGGCTTGTTCTTTGGCGATCAAGTTCAATTGGCTCAATCTGCTGAAGTAACACAAATTAACAGCAAGGTTGACATTCTGCAAACAGAAATTGGAAACATCATGGAAAACTTCGATATTTCCACAGATAGTTTGCACGCCATTAGCGATGCAGTTGATCTAGTTAAAGCAAAAACAGATGGCTTAACATTTACTGTTGCTGGTGTTGTTGACGCAAATATTCAATATGTAAACGATATTGAAGTCAAAGGCACTGGCGAGGATAATGACCCTTGGAATCCTGTTTAAGGGGGCTAAATGGCTTCAGCTTGGGGTAAATCGTGGGGACTAAGCTGGCTGAACTCTTGGGGTTCAGTTGGCGGCAAAGACACGCACGATGGTGGCGGGTACATCCCTGAACACCTCTATAAGTGGTGGAAAAAGCAGCACGAAAAGAAAAAGCCAACACTAGCCGAAGTCATCGAAGCGGTACAAGAACACCCGCAAGAGGCGTTAAAGGCTGTACCGCAAGTTAAAAAGCAATTCAAAGAGGTTGATTATTCAAGCGTAGCGAATAACGCAAAACAAGCCGAGTTCATAGCACGACAGTTATTGATTCAGCTTGAGATTCGCAGGCAAGAAGAAATTGACGAGGAAGAAGCGATTTATATGCTGCTATTGGCTTGATATAATTCTGTCAGTTAACAGAAAGGATAACCCTTATGTATCACGAAGCAGGTAAAGGCTCTGCAACTCGCCCGACAGATAAAGAGGCGTTTGATAAAAACTTTGATTTAGCGTTTGGCAATAAAAAGCCTACGCGCGGCTCTTTTATTCAATGTCCTACCACGGGCAAGTTGATTTCTAAAGATGAATATTACGCACCTAGCGATGTAAATGCGCCAATGGTGATGGCTGATATTGCTGGTTATCAAAGCCAAGTAACTGGCGAATGGATTGGTTCACGTTCACAGCATCGAGAGCATCTAAAACAGCACCGACTTGTGGAAGTTGGAAATGAAATAAAAGCCCACACACAAAAGCAAGCGCCAAGAGTTGACCGAGAGCAACTGCGCCGTGATATTCACACATCTATGCTCAAATTGGGCATGTAACATTTTCTCAACAACCTAGGAAAACCCTATGTCAGACGATCTCCGCGCATCCCTTGAATCAGCTTTTGAGGAAAAATCAGAAGATACTACACCAGTTGAAACTGTATCCAATGAACCTGACGAAAGCCTTACAAATGAGCGTGTACGCGATGAACAAGGTAAGTTTGCGGCGAAGGAAGAAGCCACAGATGAGCCTGTTGCACCGCCTGCTATTGAACAACCAGAGATTAAACCGCCCTCTAGTTGGAAACCTGAAGCTAAAGAGGCATTTATCAAGGCAGAGCGTGGCGAAGCATTAACACCGCAAGAGATTAAGATTCTCACGGCTGAAGCGCAACGCAGGGAAAACGACTTTTTTAAGGGTGTTGAACAATTTAAATCGCACGCACAACGCGCACGTGAATTTGAACAAGCATTAGCCCCATATCAGCAGACTATTCAACAAATGGGTTTAGATGGCCCAACTGCTGCGGCTCGTATGCTTCAAGTTGAGCATACTTTGCGATATGCAGACCCCGCTACAAAAGCGGCTATGTTGCAAAAGATTGCACAGGACTACGGTATCGATATGGGTATGGCACAACAAATGCCACAGCAAGACCCACAAACCCAATATTTAATGCAGCAATTGAATGAGTTGCGTCAAACTCAACAAATGTGGCAAAATAGTATTCAACAGCAAGAACGCGAGAAAGCAAATCACGAACTGATGAATTTCTCAAGTGCTGGTGATAAAACGCACTTCGAGGCAGTGCGTAACGATATGGCAGATTTGCTGGAAAGCGGAAAAGCCCAATCGTTAGAACAAGCCTACGAAATGGCTATCTGGATGCGTCCTGATGTTAGGCAAACCCTAATCGAACAGCAACAGATTGAAGCCCGTAAGAAGTATGAAGAACAGCAACGCGCAGCACGTGCAAAAACTGCAAGTATTAGCGTAAAAGGCAGTTCACCTAGTTCTAGCGGTACTCAGCCTGTAAGCGGGTCTTTGAGAGATATTCTCAATGCCCAATTTGCTCAGTAAATTTTTAAAGGAAACCTAAATCATGGCTTCGTTCCCAAATATTAGTGACATCATCACTACAACCATTGAATCGCGCTCTGGCGCATTGGCCGACAACTTGACTAAAAACAACGCATTGCTGATGAAAATGAAGCAACGCGGCAACGTGAAGCCCTTTAGCGGCGGTAACGTGATTCGTCAAGAAATCATGTATAACGACCCAGCTACTCAAAACGCTGGTTCTTATTCTGGCTACGACACAATTGACATTACGCCTAACAGCCCCATTTCTTCTGCTCAGTTTGACCTGAAGCAATACGCTTCTGCCGTGTCTATCTCTGGCTTTGAAATGTTGCAAAACAGCGGCAAAGAGCAAATCATCGACTTGCTCGAAGCCCGTATTCAAGTGGCTGAAGGTCAATTGACTAACCAAATCTCTGCTGACGTCTACGGTGACGGTACTGGCAACGGTGGTAAAGCCTTGGTTGGCTTGGCCGCTGCTGTTAGCAAGACTCCTACAACTGGCACATACGGCGGCATCAACCGCGCTAACTGGGCTTTCTGGCGCAACGTGGCATTTGACGCAACTACCGATGGTGGTGCTGCTGCATCTGCTGCCAACATCCAAAGCTACATGAACCGTGTTGCCGTTCAATTGGTGCGTGGTACAGACCGCCCCGACATGATCGTGGCTGACAACAACTACTACCGTTTCTTCTTGGAATCGTTGCAAGCTATCCAGCGCGTGACTTCTGAAGACTCGGCAGCTGCTGGCTTCACATCTATCAAGTACATGGGTGCTGGCTTGAACTGTGACGTGTTCTTGGACGGTGGTATCGGTGGTTCTATCCCCACTAACACCATGTACTTCTTGAATACCAAGTACATCTTCTTGCGCCCACACAAAGACCGCAACTTCACCGCTATCGGTGGTGAGCGCCAATCTGTGAACCAAGACGCTATTGTTCGTTTGTACGGTTGGGCTGGTGCTTTGACTAGCTCAGGCCCACAGTTCTGTGGCGTGTTGTCGGATTGATAGTGAAGGGGCTTCGGCCCTTTCCTAGTGTTTGTTTTTTTGTAAAGGATTAAAAAATGGCTACTCCATATTCCCGCACCCCTTCGATTGGTGCTGACCTCAAAGGTATCACTTTGGCTGCTGACCTCGCTGCTGGTAAGGTTGCTGACGCTGCTCTGGGCACTCAAGTTTGGGGTTCAGACGGCAAACAATACGTGTACGCACAAGCTGGTGGCGCTATCCCTGCGTCTACCGCTGTTTGTACCGTTAACGCTTCTACCTTTGCCGCCACATCTTCTGGTGGTTCTTACACTTCTCCAGCTACCGCTATGGCATCTGGTGACCGTGGCTGGTTCTCTAAGGCTAGCGTCTAATCTTTTGATGACGTAAAATAAGGGCTGCAAGGGTAAAACTTTGCAGCCTTTTTTAATTAACCAATGGAGAAAGCATGAGCCAACCTCTGCAAGAATCTAGCCTATTCGTGACATTTTTTACTGAAGCTATTGAATTCAAGGCTGAAAGTGAAAAAGCAGGTCGCCCAATCTTCAAAGATGTGCCTTTTGTGCGCATTATTGTCCCTGGCGATGTAAACAACATCATCGAGCGCAAGGCAACAAAAGAGGATGAATTGAAATTCCCACGTGCATGGGCGCGATACAAAGCTGAAGAAGCTGAAGCGCATGATGGTATGCCGTTGGAGCAATGGCCACAGATTACCCGTTCTCTGTTGAAAGAATTGAAATATTTTGAAGTTCATACTGTTGAGCAATTGGCTGGTTTGTCTGATAGCCAAGTTTCCAAGCTCGGTATGGGCTTTATGGATTACCGCAACAAAGCTAAAGCGTTTTTGGCTGCTGCTGCTGGTACGGCTGATTCAACTGCGCAAGCTGCCGAGACTGAGCGCCTGCGTACTGAATTGGAAGATTTGAAGCAACAAATGGCGGCGCTTGGCGAGAAAAAGCGTGGTCGCCCTGCTAAAGAAGAAGTGGAAGCGTAATGTCATACACAGCCCTTGAGCTAGTACAGCAAGTAACAGACGAATTGGCCTTGCAACGGCCCTCAGTTGTAGTTGGTAGCACAGACCCCAACGTGCGCCAATTAAGTGCCTTGCTGAACCGTTTAGGGGCTGACATTACCCGTCAATCCGAATGGCAGCGTATTAACAAAGAGCATATTATTGTTACAAAGTCTTTTGAGCTGACGGGGACTGTAACTGCTGGCTCTGCTGTTATCACTGGATTGTCTAGCACTGCCGAAATTACGACAGATTTCACCATCTTGGGTGTTGGTATTGAGCCATTTGCCCAAGTTGTGACTGTCAATAATTCGACAAGCGTAACAATGGATATGCTGGCAAACCAAAGCGGCACTGTTACGCTGACGTTCGCACAAAATAAATATGATTTGCCTAGCGATTGGAATTGGCAAATAGCCGAGACCGAGTGGAACCGTACGACTCGATGGCCTTTGCTTGGCCCTAAATCTGCTCAAGAATGGCAGACATATAAGGGTGGCATTGTTTCCGCTGGCCCACGTCAACGCTATCGCATCCTAGGCGACAAGCTATGTATTAATCCAAGCCCACCTAATGGTGAAACTCTTGCATTTGAGTACATCACAAAAGGTTGGGTTGTTGGCGCTGATGGTACTTATAAAGAAAAAGTAACAGCAGACACAGATACGTTTGTTTACAGCAATTCGTTGATGACTACGGGCTTAAAGGCCCAGTGGAAAGCAAGCAAAGGATTAGACCCGTCTTTTGACTTGGCTGAATTCCGCTGGCTGCTAGAGAATGAAAAGGCGACTGATAAGAGTGCCCCTGTTCTATCTCTTGCACCTCAATTCGGCAGCATCTTGTTGTCTACAAACAACATTATCGACGGTAACTATCCAGCTAACTAAGGAGTAATCATGTATCAACAACCTAACCAAGCAATGATTAACGCATTGCGCACACCTCAAAACCAATTTGACACAGGCTTTGGCACTCAAGCAGTAATGCAATCGCCTCAAGCTCAATTGGCAGAGAAAATGCAAGATGGCCCATTGGCTATGCAAGCAGCTCAAAGCATCTTAGAAGAAGGCCCATTGGCTTTGCAATTGATGAAGAAGATGGGTGGCCCTGCACTGTTTGCTGGCGTTAACAAATTGGCGGGTTGATATGGACAAAAGCGCAATTATCAAAGCTCTACGTGACGGAGCCCAAGCAACATCTAACGGAATTGCTAGTAGTGTTGTCGGTCAGCCTGTTGACTGGATTTCCGATGGGCTTAGGTATGTTGGCGTTAATGTCCCTCAAAATGCTGTTGGTGGGACTGATTGGCTTGCTCAAAAAGGATTAACTCGCCCAGTTGATGAAGGCGCGCCGCAAATCGTTGGTGATGCTATTGGTCAAACAATGGGAAATATGGCGTTTATGCCAGCTCAAGTTAGCAGCCTAATTAAGCAAGCTATCAAGTGAAAACTTTTATGAAATACATCAAGGAAAATCCACTGCAATTATTGTGGATTTTATTTCTTGTTGTTACTTTGGTTAATAGGTATACCAATGCCAGCTAAACACACATCGTTCCCATCATGCGTAGGCGGTCTAAATGCGCGTGATTCAATCGTATCTATGCCAAAAGAGGATGCGGTTAAGCTGACTAACTGGTGGGTGCAGCCTTCGTATATCTCTACTCGCAAAGGGCGCAAACCTCATGTGACGGGTTTTACTGCTGCTGTTGAGACATTGATGGAATATGCAGCTGAAAATGGCTCAAACAAGATTTTTGCTGCCTCTGGTACTGCGATTTACGATGTAACTGCTGCTGGTACTGTTGGCTCTGCTGTTGTGTCTGGCTTGTCTAATGCTAGATGGCAAGAGACGATGATTACAACGGCTGGCGGTTCTTTTCTCGTTTGTGTGAACGGTGCTGATACGCCTCGCGTTTATAACGGCTCTACATGGTCAACAATGTCAATCAATCATGCAAACCCTGCTGATTTGGTTCATGTTTGCTTGTTTAAAAATCGTTTATTTTTCACGGAAAAGAATTCTCTAGAAATCCACTATTTGCCTGTTCAAAGCATTGGGGGGAATAGCTCTGCTTTCCCATTGGGGTCTATTTTCAAGCGTGGTGGGTATGTCATGGCTTGCTATACATGGACGCTTGACGCTGGCGCTGGCTCTGATGACCATTTTGTGATTATCTCGTCAAAGGGTGAAGTTGCTGTTTATTCAGGCACAGACCCAAGTGTTGCTGACACATGGAATTTGGTTGGCGTTTATTACGTTGGTGAGCCTATTGGTCGTCGATGCGGCATTAAATATGCTGGTGACTTGATTGTGAACTGTTTGGGTGGAGTTTTTCCATTGTCCAAGTCTTTGCTGTCTGCAACGATTGACAAACGAAACGCCTTGACAGACAAGATTCAAAACACGATTTCTGAAGATATGACCTATTACGGTCTTAACTTTGGTTGGCAACTGTGTTTGAACGAAGAAGCCAATATGTTGATTCTCAACGTGCCAAAGGGTAACGGAGACAACTACCAATACGCTCAAAACACGATTACAGGAGCTTGGACTAAGTTTGAGGGCTGGGATGCTCAATGCTGGTTATACAGCCGTGATGGTCTTTTTTACGGCGATTCAAACAGCGTACAAATGGCATGGGAAGGCAACTTAGACGATGCAGCACCTATTCAAGCTGATGTGATTATGTCGTATCAGTATTTTGGTGACGTTGCGTCAAATAAATACTTCACGATGGTCAAGCCGTATCTCATGGCTAACGGTAGCCCGTCTATCTTGTATGGGTTATGTGGTGACTTTAAAGAAGTAGAGCCTGAAGGTGTGTTTGCCTATGAATCTCCAACTGGCATGGTTTGGGGTTCAATGTATTGGGGCACGATGGTTTGGGGTGGCGGCATGAGTTCTATCACTAGCGGCTGGCATACGGTTGGCGTGGTGGCTAACGCTGCGGCTTTGCGGTTGAAGGTTCAGAATAACGGCTCTGAAGTGCGTTTTATGAACGTCAGCCATGTTCACAATCATGGTGGGATTTTGAATTACTGATGGACAAGTTTCCGATTGTTGTTAAACGTGAATACACCATGTATTTGGAGTTTTTTGACCATGTGTATTGGTTTCACGTTGATGTAAACGAATGGACGCCAAAAGTAAAGCGGATGATGCTCAAAGATTTGAGGAAAATTCAGGACTTGGTTACAATACCATTAAGAGCATTGGCTAGTTCAGAAAACCTGAAACTCATTAAATTTGGCGAATGTCTAGGGTGGAAATTTGAGCTTGAAACCACACTAAAAGACGGTTCTAAAGCTGTGATTTATAAATGGAGTTGATATGGGTAAGTCTGTTGGCGGATTATTTGGAAGTGGCACAAGCAACAGTGGTGGGCTTTTAGGCTCAATTACTAATCCTATCTTTGGAACGCCTCAACAAGCGGCTGCGCCTGATTACCGTGGTGCTGCTGAAGCTACCGCGCAAGGCAATTTGCAAGCTGCGCAATACGCAACAACTGCAAACCGAGCAAACCAGATCAATCCTTACGGTCAAGTAACTTGGCAAAAGGGTGCTACTGCTAACGACCCTTGGACACAAACGACTAGTTTCACCCCTCAAGGTCAACAGCTTTTTGATTTGCAACAAGCCTCAGATTTGGCTTATGGTCAGGCAGCTCAAAAAGGCTTCGAGAATATTCGTGGTTTGTTTGAGAATCCAAACATTGACGAATCAAAGCTAACTGCAATGCCACAAAACGCTGGCATGAATTCTCAGCAAGCTATTATGTCGCGCCTGCGTCCTACGCTTGACCAAGAGCAAGCAGCACTAGATGCGAAACTCGCCAACCAAGGTATCGCTTTGGGTTCTGATGCGTATAAACGTGCCATGAACCTGCAAGGTCAACGCATGAATGATCTAGAGTTGCAAGCGGCAGCACAAGGCATTGGCTTGGATATGAACGCACGTCAACAAGGTTTGAACGAGCAATATCAACGGATGCAACAGCCTTTGAACTTGGTTAACGCCTTAAAAACAGGCTCACAAGTGCAAGCGCCTCAATTCTCTAGCTATGCACAGCAAGCCACCACACAAGGTGCGGATATTAACCGAGCAACAGAGAACCAATATCAATCTAACCTTGACGCTACAAACGCCACAAACGCTTGGAATCAGGGCATGATGAAAGGTCTGTTTAGTTTGGGCGGTTCAGCGATGATGAGTGATAAGCGCCTTAAAAAGAACATTAAGCTGGTAGGCAAAACTGAAGGCGGCACAAATATCTATACATACAATTATGTGTGGGGTGGCCCAACACAAATGGGCGTTATGGCTCAAGAGGTTGAAAAAGACAATCCTGATGCTGTGATTGAAATTGCAGGTTACAAGGCTGTGAACTACTCTAAGGTGAAATAATGGCTCAATTTGATTACACAGACCCTTGGGCTGTTCAGCAAGCACAAGCACAAGCAAGCCTTGAGCAAGCACAACAGGCAAAGCAATACCGCGCACCAAAAGACCCTGGCATGGTTGGGCGTGTTTATGTAGGTTCACATCCGCTTGAAAGTCTGGCAGAGTTGCTCCGTACATACAAAGCAGGTCAGATGGAAAAAGAAGCCACAGACAAGCTGATGGGTATTGGCCAACAACGCCAAGAAGCACAAAACCGCGATATGTCTGCATTTGTGCAAGCCCTTCGCGGAACACCTGCACAGCCTGCATTTGAAGCTGCTGGCCCTGCACCACAAGGCGCACCACAAGAAGGCGGATATACAGTACCTGCACAAGCTGCTAAAGCTGGCGACCCGTATGCTGCTTATTCACAAGCAATGACAAGCCAATCACCAATGGTTCGCCAAATGGGTATGCAAGGCATGGCGCAACTGCCACAACTTGAGCAAGCAAAAGCTGAAAGAGAAGCTAACCGCGCATGGCAAGAAAATCAAAAAGCACTTGACCGACAAGCCCGTGAAGACCAAATTCGCTTGACAGCTCAATTAACGGCTGCTAACCGCCCTGAACGACAAGCGCAAATCATCCAAACAGAGCAAGGCCCGATGCAACTTGTAAACGGTCAAGCTGTGCCTATTATGGGAGTTGGTGGAGTCCCAGTAAAAGGTGGAAGTGCTAACAAGACTTTGACAAGTGGCGAAGTGGACAAAATCACTGGATTGGATGAATCTTTAGGTACTCAACAGCGTTTGATGGAGACATTTAAACCTGAGTACGGCGGCTATAAATCTGACGTAGTTGGTAGTCTTGCCAATACGGTTGGCGCTAAATTTAGCGATAAATATCAACCACAAGCAGAGTGGTGGGCTGCACATGAAGCCAATGACAACATTATGCGAAATAAGTTGTTTGGAGCCTCTTTGACGGCTGGCGAACAAGCAGCTTGGGACAGAACATCTATTAAGCCAGGCATGTCACCGCAAATGATTCAAAACCGTATGGCTGAACGTGCAGCTTTGATTGAAGCCCAACGAAGCACACGCTTAGAAAACCTTGGTCGAGCTGGTTATAACGTATCTAACTTTGGCGCTCCTCCACAAGCGTTTAAGCCACAACAATCAAGCGCATTACCTAGTGCAGATGCAATTGCTGCCGAACTTGCCCGTAGAGGTGGTAAATAATGGATTTAAGCAAAGTCTCAACACAAGACCTGATGGCTTTGCAGTCAGGTGATTTGTCTAAAGTTTCCACCGAAGGCTTGAGGATGCTTCAAGGCGGTTCAAAGCCTGAGAAGGGCTATATTGAATCGCTTGGTGCTGGCATTGGTAAAGGTGTAGGTACTGTTGCATTAGGTGCGCAAGATATAGTTGGCATGGGCTTAGAAAAGCTAGGTGCTGAACGCGCTGGCAAATGGTTGCAGACTGATGCAGAGCTAGGTCGTAGAAAACTTGCAAGTGAAGTTGCTCCATATAAAGAAGCAAACCCGTTAACTACTGGTGGCGGCGAGTTGGCTGGTGAAATTGCTGGAACTTTGCCTGTTGGTGGTGTGCTTGCAAAAGGACTAACAAAAGTAGCTCCAGCGGCTACTGAAATGGCTGCGGCTTTGCGCTCTGGCGGCATGTCTATTGGTGTCCCTGCTGCTCCAATGTTAAGCCGTGAAGGTGCTAAACAGCTAGCCATTCGTGGCGCTGGTGGTGCTGCGGTTGGCGGCGCTTCTGCTGGACTTGTTAACCCTAGCGATGCAGATGTTGGTGCTGTAATTGGCGGCGCTTTGCCTGTTGTTGGCAAAGGTGCAATGGTTGCAGGTCGTATGGCTGGCGCTGGTGCTAAATCACTGATTGAGCCTCTATATGAGGCAGGACAAACGCGCATTTTGGGACGCGCATTAACTGATGCTGCTGGCTCTGATGCTCAAAAAGCAATGGCAAACTTGGCTAATGCGCCTGAGTTGGTTGCAGGTTCTTTGCCTACTGCTGCTGAGGCTGCTGGTGTGCCTAGTATTGCCGCTATGCAACGCGCTGCGATGGCAGTTAATCCAGAGGCAACAAATGCACTTGCAGCACGTCAAGCAGCACAAAATGAAGCCCGTTTAGCTGTGTTAAATGAATTGGCAGGTACTGGAGGCGCAAAAGCTCAAGCCGAGGGTTTGCGAGACACAATGGCAGAGGCTACATATCAGCAAGCAAAACGACAAGATTTAGCTAGACGCCAACAAGCTATTGCTGAACAAGTTGCAAAAGACCAAGGAAATATTGGTTTAGGCTCTTTGGGTAACGTGCCACAACGCACAGAGGCCCAATCTGCTGCTATGGCAATTCGCCCAACAAAGACGCTTGAAGACTTAGCACAACGCCCTGCATTTGCTGGTTTTATCAAGGATGCTCAAAGACTTGCAGCCAATAAAGGCTTTGACATTGGAAACCCGTTGACTTCGATTGATGGGCTGCACTACATCAAGTTAGCCATTGATGATGCTTTGCAACCTAGTGCAACAAACCCACTTGGTCGTAATGCAAAAAGCGCCCTGATGGACATGAAAAACCAATTAGTCGCAGAGATGGACAAAGTTTCTCCTGTCTACGGTGTGGCGCGTGAGGCGTATCAAGAGTTCTCTAAGCCAATCAACCAAATGGCTATTGGTGAGGAATTGCTTAAAACTGTTCGCCCACTTGACCAGAAAATTATGGCTGGTCAGTTTGCCAAACGGTTAAGCGACGAAACAGCACAAGCTGCGACAGGATTTAAAGGCGCAACGCTTGAAAACACACTGACGCCACAACAACTGCAAAACTTGCGCAATATCCAAGAAGACTTGGCGCGTTCTAACTTTGCTGATACCGCTGGTCGTGGCGTAGGTTCAAACACAGTACAAAACTTGGCATATTCAAACATGCTGAATCAAGCTGGTATTCCTACTATGCTTCGTGGCTTAAGCGGTAGCCAAGTGCTTGGAAACCTTGCTGCTAAAGCTGGTGATGTTGTTTATGGAAAAGCAAACAAGCAAATGTCACAACGACTTGCAGAAGCCTTAATGTCCCCACAAGAAACATTAGGACTTATGCAAGCCGCGCAACAAAGCGGAAACAGCGCATTAGTAGAGGCTTTGCGTGGAAAGTTGCCACTTGCATATCAAGCAGCATATAGAACAGCGCCTATTCTCGCGGCTGAGTAAACCCAATTACGAAAGCTATGACGAAAATCAAAACAACGATTGCGATTGCCTTATATAGCTTGAACTCTATGTAGTCCATGTTTCTCCTATTTAGCCCCCGTAAAAAGGGGGCTTTTTTTATGTGTTTGATTGTTTAAGCAAAGCGCAAATCAAGTCTCCTGCTGTTTGCGCAATAGTTCCACCTTTAGCAACGTAAGGCATAGAATCTTTGTAATTCATTGTTGTATCGTAGTAGTAAACATTGCCAAATCCGCGATTGCAATGCTCTTTGCTCATTCCGACAATTCTAAAAAGATACGATTCGTTTTTTGCTTTTGATCTTGTTGTAATAAAACCGCCTATTTCTGTCTCAACAAAGCTACCTTTTTTTACTTCAACAGTGTAATCTTTGTTTGCCGTTTCAGATATTTTTGCCCATTCGACTTCTGCAAAAACAGAAAAAGACACGAAAGCAAGCAAAGCAACTAAGATTTTTTTCATTTTCATTCTCCTATTAACGGCACTCAATTACACCAAAAACATTCTGATAGCACTGCTGACGAATGTTTGCAGGCTGTTGTGACTGGTGATAGTTCATGTTGTTCAAACGCTGTTGCTGTTCAATCTGCCTTTGCATTTGCTCAAGCTGAACGCAGTTGTTGTAATTCTGGTCATATGGGCAATAGGCATAAGCACTGCTAGAGACTAGAGCCAAAATTGTGATGATGTGTTTCATGGTAACTCCTTGTTGATGTAGTGAATTATCTGGCCTTTTCTTACTACTGGCTTACAAAAGACAAAAAGTACAAAAAAAAGTTGCGTTGATGTAAAATTGCCACAATTATCCTCAAGGAGAACGAATTTGGCTCGCAACGGTTCAGGCACATACGTAGCCCCTACAAGTAGCTGGAATCCAGCCACAAACGGAAATATAGCCACAAATGGCGATTGGCAGGCGCTTTTGAATGACATTGTTTCCGCCCTTACACAGTCGGTTTCTCGTGATGGCCAGACGCCTATCACGGGTAATTTGCAGATGGGTAACAACAAGATCACTGGGCTTACTGCTGGTACAGGCACAGGTCAAGCCGTATCGTTTGAGCAATTGTTCAATCAAGGCACAGAGCAAGACCTAGCAAGTGCAGCAACTACTGACATTGGTGCACAGTTAACAAACTTCTTGCGTATCACAGGTACGACAACCATTACATCGTTTGGCACTAACTACAAAGGGCCACGATTCTTGCGTTTTGATGGTGCTGTTACGCTGACAAACTCTAGTACGCTGATTCTTCCAGGTGGCGCAAATATCACTACTGCTGCTGGTGATTGCTGCATTGCTATTCCAAAAGCCACTTTAGGTGCTGCTGATGGTTGGCAAGTGGTTGCGTATCAGAAAAATGCAGTGCCAGGCGCTATTGCTGATGGCTCTGTTACAACAGCAAAGATTGCAGCCAACGCAGTAACACCTGCAAAGATGGCTAACGGTGGTGCTGAGTTTGGTATGCGTAACCGTCTTATCAACGCACAAGGACTGATTAATCAACGAGGATACGTTAGCGGTACTGCAACATCAGGTGCTAACCAATACACAGTAGACCGTTGGCGTATTGTTACAAGCGGTCAAAACCTTACATTCTCAACGACCAACAACGTAGTTACGTTCACAGCGCCTGCTGGTGGTGTTGAGCAGGTCATCGAAGGCTTGAATCTTGAGTCTGGTACTTATGTGCTATCGTGGACTGGTACTGCTACGGCTACGGTTGCAGGCAGCGCAGTGACAAACGGTGGTACTGTTACAGTGGTCGGTGGTACAAACACAACCGTGAAGTTTTCTAGTGGTACTTTCTCGCTGCCTCAGTTTGAAAAAGGCTCAACAGCCACGACGTTTGACTACCGCCCGTATGGTACGGAGTTGGCGTTGTGTCAGCGGTATTACCAACATCGGGTACCTACTTGGGGAACGCCTAGACCGAATGGGTACTATATTCATTCTAGTGCATATTTCAAAGTTACTATGCGAGCCAGCCCTTCTTTGACTCAAGCATATAATCAATACGGGCAGTCAATTGTTATCCAAGAACAAACCCCAGATTATTATGTTACCGGTGCTCAAGGTACAAATGACTCATCGTTATCTGCTGGTTATAACGCATCTGCGGAGTTATAAGCTATGTATAAAAAGATAAAAAACTTGGACACAGGTGAAGTTAAGAGCGTTAAGCGTCTTTCCGACAACGCCTTCATCCCCTTCGACCCCGCCAACACTTGCGCACATAATTTTGCTCTTTGGCTTCAGGCTGGAAACAAGCCAGAGCCAGCAGAAGAAGGTGGCACTGTGACTGACGAGTGGGTTGCAGAAACAATCACAAAGCTGTTGCCATGATTGATTACCTAATTTGGTCACTATGTATCACATACGCATTGTATGTCTTTTACTGCGCTGTAATGAACATCAAGCGTGTACGTGATGCAGGTAAGCTCACATGCTTCGGTAAGGTACTTGGTTATCCAACACTCTACATTGGTTTGTGTCTTGACTTGCTAGTTAACATCTTTGTGATGACGCCATTGCTGCTTGAGCTGCCACGTGAGCTGACAGTTACATCACGCCTTAAGCGACACAACAAGGAATCAACTGGTTACAGACTAGCTGTCGTTAAGTTCTTTGAACCTGTTTTAGACCCACTTGATCCTAGCGGCGACCATATATGAATGAACTTGCATCAATTCTTAAATCTGTTGCTCCTACCCTTGCAACCGCTGTTCTTGGCCCTGCGGGTGGCGCTGTTGTGGCTGCGCTTTCTAGTAAACTTGGTGTATCTGCCGACCCTGTTTCTCTTGCAAGTGCTTTGGCTAATCCTGAGCAATTGGAGAAAGCGCGTCAGCTAGAGTTAGAGTGGTTTAAGCTAGAAGTGCAAGACAAAGATTCTGCCCGTAAGCGTGAAACTGAGATTGCAACAAGCCAATCATCTCCTTGGCTTAACAAAGCGGTTACACCAATTCTCGCTTTGGTTATTGTGACTGTTTGGGGTATTGTCCAGTATTTCATGCCCGTGTATTGGGTACGCTTGACGGTGCTTTGATGGTTTGTTTGTCTTACTACTTTGGCGCAAGCCACAAACACTGATGCAACTTAGTCCGCACTTTACGCTTGAAGAATTGACACATTCAGACCTTGCAAGCCGTAAGGGATGGGATAACACGCCAAACGATCAAGAAATGGCTAATCTAAAGCGATTGGCTAACTTTCTTGAGGCTGTGCGCACTATCCTTGGAAAGCCTATTTTTATCAATAGCGGTTTTCGTTCAAAGCAAGTGAATGATGGCGTTGGCAGCAAAGACTCGAGCCAGCACCGTATAGGTTGTGCTGCTGATATTCGCGTTCAAGGCATGACGCCAGACGAAATTTGCCGCAAGATTATTGCAAGCGGTTTGGCATATGACCAGTTGATTCGCGAATTTGACGCATGGACACACATTAGCGTCCCAAGCTATGAGATTGACCGCCCACGCAGGCAGGCGTTAATCATTGATAAGCAAGGCACTCGACCATTCGCTTAAATCCAAGTCGTATTGCACTTATGCCAGCCTTTTGAAATTGGTTCACAAGTAACGATTTTCTCAGGCTTGATAAGCACATCAGTACCAGTAGCCGAAGCATCTAGCCAAGCGCCTAGCACTAGAAGCCCGATTGTCACGGCGCAAACGCCAAGCGAAAAAATGACGCAGAATAAGAGTGATTTAGCTGTTTCGTTCATTTTTCACCCCTTGCACGGATTGCTGCTTCCAAATCAACTGGGCCGCCATACATAGCAACCAAATCAATAATTGCCTCACGCTCACGCTCTGCTACTAGCTTGGCAAACTCCAAAAGCCAAGGTGTAAATGGCTCTGTATGTCCTGCATAAATCTTTGTAACAAGCTCGTTGTGTGCTTCTTTAGCTATTTGCTCGATTTGCATTTCTCTATCTCCTTTAAAGTCAATTCCTTGATATTTTCAAAAAGCCCTGATTGGTCTTGCATAAGCTCTTTGAGCCGCCACCTTGCATGGTCTACGGTTGAAGGATTTTGGCTCATTTGAGCTATGTGTTTGGCAGTGTCAATAACAATCTTATCGAGTTGCATTGTCTGTCATGCGGTTGTTTGCTGATTCTGTACGCCAAATCTCTGTGCGCATACGTGCTGCTTCTAGCTTCCATTTAAGCGTTTCCTCAATCTCAATGGCCTCTTGTAGTCCTTTAAGCAAATCGATGTATTCTTGATGGCTGTATGCCTCACGTTCTTGACCCGCCGCTGATTCAATGCCACGTGCAAGAGCATCACGCATCAAAAGCGCCTTTTTTGATTTCCTGAACTCCTCAACGAATACGCGCTCTGCCTTTGCCTTTGCATACTCTGGCGCGTGTTTGAGAATGAAATCTACTGCTGCGTGTGGTGCGTTCATAAACAACCTAACAAGTGAAATTTAGGCGCTACCAAATCAATGCCCATATTTTTAAGTTTGTATTCTGACAATTCATCACGGAGTTGCATAGCTCTGAATTGTTGCTCCATTGCCAAAACGTAATAGCCTCTTTGATAATGGTCAAGCGCCCAAAATAGATGCTGAGCAATATCAGCTTCCATTGAAAGTATTTCTTTTAGGTGCTTTGCTTGTTCTGTTGTGATTTTCATACGACCTCAACCACGTTTTTTGCTTTTGAACGAATACGATTCACCGTATTTTGAATTGCCTTTTCATACACTGACCGCGCCACGCTAGTACGCTGCAAATCATGGTATGAATGAAGCTCTTTCAAGGCTTTAATGCCTTCACCTGATAAACCCATGCGACCTGTGTTTTCAAAGCGTTTAGCGGCCTCTAGCAAGGCTTTTTGAGCAACTTCGATGAATGGCATCACTTCCTCTTTGCCGATACCCATAAGGCACATTGTCTCGGCTATGTTGAGAAAATCAGTACACCAGCGCCAATCTTCTTTTGTACCCATACCTTTTGTCATAGCATCCAAAGCCGATAGCTCTGCAAGTCTCAATGTGTTAAGCGGCTTTTCTGCTGATACGCAAGCACCAAGAATGGCTGATTCAATCGGATTAACCAACTGATATACACGGCGGCGGCATTTTTTTCTCATACCGCATCCTTCCGATAGAAACGCTTTCCACCAATCAAGCTAGGGAAGTTCAAAAAGTCATAAGCTCCCTTGCGATTAGCCAACTGGCGCAAATCTTCACCTGTGTATTTCTCAGTAACGGAAAACGCGCAAATACGGTAAACCTTGGCTGATTTCTCCACTTTGATAGCATCACGCCCTGAGTTTGTAAGTGACCATGTGTCGCCAATTTTGACGCACAAGCCAAGTGCCTGACATTGGTGCAAGTAATTAACCGTATGAAGCGCAAGCTGTGATTGATCGCCTTCGGTAAGTTGTTTTTCTAAGCGTGGCTCTGTAATGCGCTTTAGTGTTGCTTTGTGTGATTGTTTAAGTTTCATTTTTTTTCCTTTTATTTGATGCCGTGGGCGGCTTCGATAACTGCCTTTGCATCAATTTTGTGTTCTTCTGCGTAGTATTTCCACACGTCATCAAAATCCAGACCACATGAGTCGGCGTGGCGTTTTGCCAAAGCCCTTGCGCCAGCCAATACCATCTCATCCATCAGCGGCTTGCGCTGTGGTGGGGTGGTGTAGAGAGGCGTGCCTTCCTTGCGAACGTAGTCACTCAGTTCTGGCGAATCACCCCAATAGACCTCTTCACCAAGTTCCCACGCCACAGGCTCCTGCTCTGGCTGTGCCAATGCTTCTTTGATGGCGGTGACGGCCTCTCCAACAGCATCATCAAGTGATGGTGAAAGAATGTCGCAATATTTATCCACAGCTTTAATTCGTTTAAACGCCTCAAGCGCCAGCGTCAGTGCTTCTTTGTGTGTCATTTCATTTCCTTGTTAAAAACCTTATGCTAAAGGCTCATTCTTACAATTAGCTGACAATCTTAATCTTGACCATCCCGCCAATATCTTTTGACTTTCGCAGGGTGATAGACCAGTTTGAATCATCAACGCCAACAACGTCTGCAATGCCATCTAGCCCTGATTTCATCGACGCTAATAGGTTGTCAAGGTCATACTTGCGCCGAGAAGGTGGGTAAAACGTAATGTCTATGTGTAGCCCTTGAGCTTCGATCTTTTTCAATCCTTGGCTCATTGCTGTGACTGAGCAAGCGTGACGGTAAAAGGCCTTTGCTTTGGCTAACTGTGCCCAATGTTTACGAGCATTAGGCGACAGCTCTCTTGGCATCCAAGGCAACGTTATTTCGGTTGCCATTTCTCTGCCTTTGTGTTGCGCAAGCATTGTTCGCATGGGTCTTGTGCTGCTGTCTGCAAGTAAAAGCGACAGTCATAACAAAAGCGCACTGGTGTTGTTACTGGAATCTTTGGTTCCGTATAAATAAGACTTGGTTCTTCTTTCATTTTGTTTCCTTTGCTTTCAATGTATCGTGAATTTCATCAATCTTAATAAAGATAGACATCAATGCAAACCAAATTGCAATTAATTCTTGGCCTCTAAGAATTGCGATTGCGCTAATGATTAGCTGCACTACAAAAAATCCATTAAACACAAATTTTTTCATGCTTTCACCCACCAAACAGAGCAAGCGCGACCACTTGGGCTATCTTTTACCCAATCCATGCGTTCCACAAATCCAGCACGTTCTAAATCTCGCATACGGCGAAATACTTGCGAAGCATCAAGCCAATCTAAATCGTCATAAGCGGTTCTATGCGCTATTTCCCAACATGTTTGAGCTTGATTTGTTAACAAAGCCTCATAAATCGTGAGATTGTGGCCTTCTAAGAATTCACCAATCTTGCGATATGCAGCCAAACTGTTTGCGTTCATAGTTCACCCCGCATTAAAAGAAGCACAAACAACACCTTTTTCAAGGCTTTTATCAGCCTCTCCAAGATATTTAACATTTACATAATCAACAGAACTGCACCAATCAGAAAAAGTTTCGCACCAATGCTCTTGCGTCATTTGATACCCCCAAGGGTGTTTATTCCGCGCTTCATCTTCTGTTTCGCAAGCGACAACGAATGAATCATAAGTGTCATAGTCATTATTTTGATTTTGAGATACTAAAAAAAGTTTCATAAAATAAACCCCTTGTTATTGCGATGAAAATATGCCTTGCTAGTGTCTAAAATCATGTGTCGCGTTTGTGCAACATCAAGTCCTAGTAACTCGCAAATCTCTGGAAAAAAGCTCTTGGAATCGTTAATCCAATCGAAATGTCTGTCGTCTACCGCCTGAGCGATAACCTCGACCATCAAATCAGCCTCGCCGATAAGTTCGCCTTGTGAATCTCGCAAAGCTGGAGAAACCATGCGGCGCAGTACCTTTGAAAGCTGTTGTCGTGTTGCAAATTGCTTCATTTTGTTTTGCCAATCTCGGCTGCTGCTCTTACGATTGCTCGGCGGGTTTCTGCGTATGGGTCGCCATTTTGAAGCTCTACAACTTCAAACATTGAATGTTCTAAATTTCTTTGAGACACAACCACCGAATGTTTGGGGCTTTCAAATACTGGATAAGGCATTACAGCCAAATCCAACTTCACAGCCAGCCTCAGCGCATCAGCGTCGTCTGTTAGTGGGTTCCATTCACAAGCTGGCCCGTAATCTTCAGTTCCTTTTACTCCAGTCATGCGCCAAGGGTTTTTTGCGTTTGGTGGAATATTCCAGTCAAGCTCAATTCCAGCCGCTTTAGCTGCATCTTTTAATAATTGAATATCACTCATTTCAACATCCAGCCTTGTGTAAGCAAAAAGCCAAGTAATCCACCAATAACAATAGCTGAGACAACATCTTTCCAGCTAACTGGGCTTTTTTCGTATGTTGTACGCGCTACACAGTTACGGCCTTGGTTGCAGCCGTAGTTGCAGCAATAATCATCACATTGTTTCATTCTGTTTCCTTTAAATAGTCATAGCATTGATTCACAAAATCGGCGTGTTCTTTCTTGCTGCACAAATGTGAGATTTCTTCCCATTCGTCATCACCATCGTGACGCGCAAACACTCCCATCCAAATGCCTTCACGAATCATGTCATTGTCATCACCTGGCTCAAAGTCAAAGGCAATGCACAATTCACGTTCGCCTAAAACTTCGTCAAAGCTCAAAGGCCAAACGTCTGGTGTGAAGCTAAATTCATAGTCGCGAGGTTGTGTCATGTCGATTCCTTGTTTGTTGATGTGTGTACTGTAAAAGCCATTTCTTACAACAGGCTTACAAACAGCAAATTTTCACTAAAAATATTTTTAACCTACCATTGCGAGAACATCCTCGATATGGTGTAGGCTATCTGAATGCAATCAAAAAACAAACGCACCACACAAGCCGAACGCGACCACTTAGCCCGTGTCAAAGAGTTGCCATGCTCTGTATGCGATGCTCCACCACCTAGCGATGCACACCACATTAAGCAGTCCAGTGCTTATACGTGCGTGGCTTTGTGTAAAAGCTGCCACCAAGGGTATAATGGCTGGCATGGGACTAAAGCCCTATGGCGTATCAAGAAGATGGACGAACTTGATGCTTTATCAATAACCATAGAAAGGTTGTTAAATGGCTATCAAAGATATGACGGGGATGAAATTTGGTAAGTTGTTTGTTTCGCACTTATCAGGAAGAAAAGCAGATAAAACTGCTATTTGGCATTGTGTTTGTGATTGCGGTGAAACAAGAGAAGTTGCAGGTACTGGTTTAAGGGCTGGAAGGCATAAAAGCTGCGGATGTGCGTCTCCAAAATTTACAAAAGAAAGAACAACTACGCACAACATGTCAAGGACTAAAACTTACAAAATTTGGGCACACATGATTCAAAGATGTAAGAACAAAAAACAAGTTAGATACAAAGACTATGGCGGCAGAGGTATTACTGTATGCGATAAATGGCTTGATTTCACTAATTTTTATGCAGACATGGGCGAATGTGGGCCTTCATTAAGCATAGACAGAATTGACAACAATGGAAATTATGAGCCTTCAAATTGCAGATGGGCTGATGCAATTACTCAAAACAACAACACTCGAAAAAATAGATTTGTTACAGCAAACGGCAAAACAATGACTATTGCAAATTGGGCTAGGCTCTTAAACATAAAACAAAACACTATTGTTACTCGTTTGCGTAGAGGATGGACTGACGATCAAGCGATTAATGGGTTGGCATGGTCAAAAACGCGCATGGGCTTTGCACAAGATGGATGAACTTGACGCGCTTGATGTAACGATTCAAAGGCTAGTCAGCTTCTTGTAAGTAATGGCAACTAGACTGAGATTTTTTAAGGAGATGCTATGAACTTTGACACATTCTGGTCAGCTTGGCCACAAAGCCCACGAAAAAGCGGTAAAGCTATGTGCTTGGCTAAGTGGAATAAGCTAAAGCTAGACATGCAAGCCGAGCAAATTGTTGCCCACGTTAACTGGATGGCAACTACAAACGATTGGAAGAAGGATAACGGCGCTTTTATCCCTATGCCTATAACCTATTTGAACCAAATGCGTTGGGATGGTGCAGAGATTCCAGAGCAGACTATTACAGTCAATGTGGCTTTTGTAGACCCTGCGTTGCAAAAAATCCACGAGGATGCAAAAAAAGCAGTGCCAGTACCAAAAAATGTGCGTGAAATGTTGGAAAAGTTAAAAAAAGGTGTTGCACCGAGTCTTTTTTGAGATATAATCCGAGCTATCTGAGGGCTGGTAATCCTCAGTAGCTCTCATACAGTGAAAACCGCAAACCCATTGGTGAGCGGGCTTCGTCAAAGCTAGGTTTAAGGGTATGAGCCTTTTATCTATGCGGCAACCAAGCCTAAAGCTCGTTCACCAATGGGTTTTTTGCTTTTTAGCCGTTACACCCGAGTGACACGCGACACGTTACAGGGCCTGCATGGGCTGTCATGTCAGAAAACACCGCACCCATTTACACCCGTGGGCAAAAGGCGAACAGCGTTGGTTTAGCGACTGTTAAAGCACAAGGTAACTCAGGTGGAAAACTAGGCCTTGTGTATAAGCGAATAAACCCGTCATGCGCACTTGGTGTTTTTGTGGTTTATCTTTGTTGGATACACATAAAGACATGGAGCGGGAGAGGATAGAACAGCCACTATCCACCCTAGGTAAACCTATGGCTAAAAGGAAACAAAATGAGCTTTATTCTTTATAACGATGACTGCCTAACCCGCCTTAAACAGTTAGAGGAAAACAGCATTGATTCAATCGTGACAGACCCGCCCTATGGCCTGAGCTTTATGGGTAAAAAATGGGACTATGACGTGCCAAGTCAAGAGATTTGGGCTGAGTGCCTGCGTGTATTGAAGCCA